CAACCGGCTGGAAAACCTAGAAGAGTGTCAAACACTAAAAGAAAAAAGTAGTATGGAAAAGATAAGTAAGCACATTTCATATAAAGAAGGAATTAAATCAAATACAGCAATGAGATTAAACATTGATAATTCCCCAGGAGAATATCATCTAGGTAACATGAATGCTGTTGCTATAAATGTGTTTGAACCTTTACGTGAATGGGTTAATGGACCAATAAAAATTAATTCTTTTTATAGATCTGTTGCTTTGAATAAAGCTATAGGGGGAAGTTCTAGATCACAGCACTGTGAAGGTAGAGCTATGGACATTGATGATACATTTAGATATAAGACCAATGCTGAGATGTATGAATATATAAAAGAAAATTTAAGCTTTGATCAAATGATTTGGGAATTTGGTACAGATAAAAACCCTGATTGGGTACATATAAGTTATGTATCTGAAGAACAAAATAGAAACAGATGTTTAAAAGCCACAAGAGTTAATGGAAAAGCAATGTATAGCATTATATAAGAAACTTTTATTAGCTTTACTTGTTTTAACATTTGCTTCGTGTTACACTATAAAATCTACAGTTGTAAATAAGTTAGATGAGACTTGGCCTTGGAGTACTATAAAATACAAAGGGAACCAGTATTTAGATTCCCTTCATATTAATAAACAAAACAAAACTAACCATCGCAACTTAAGCAATCTGGATTCATTGCCTCCGCTGCAATATCGCCTCTGAGAACACTCTCTGTTCTCGTGTAGTATAAAGTTTTAATTCCTCGCTTCCAAGCTTCCATATGAACTCTATTAATCCATCTAGGTTCTGCTTGTGATGGAAACGCAAGATTCAAACTTACAGACTGATCAATATAAGTTTGTCTTATACCCGCCTGATTAACTAATTCTAGTTGATTTATTTCCTTAAACGTTTTGAAAACATTTTTAACTGGCTCGCCAACTTCTTCCTGAGTAAGCTTGCCACTATTATCGTAATAGTAACCATTTAATTCTTTTATTCCTTGCACAGATCCTTTGTCTTTTAATACTTTATCCCAAGTTTTCTGTGTGTTTATATTTAATTTTCTGAATATTTTTTCTAATTCTCTGTTTTTTCTTATAAATGTACCTTTAGCAGATTGCTCTGTAAATACATTAGCAGCCCAGGGTTCAATTCCTGGTGATACATTACCAGATAATTTACTATTTGATACTGTTGGCGCTACAGCTCTTAAATGTGTATTTCTCATTCCTGTACCTACACACCATAATGGTTCACCGTATACGTCAGCTAGATCTCTACTTGCTCTTTCAGTTTCCAGTTTTAGCTGTGAAAATATTTCTCTTGTTTTAAACTGTGCAGTTAATCCTTCAAAAGCAATTCCTTTCTGTTGTAACAAAGTATGCCAACCTAATACACCTAAACCTAATGCTCTTCCTTTTTCAGCAGATCTAACTGCATTACCAAATCCACGCATATTCTTGGCTCTTTGTATAAATTCTTCTAATACTCCATCTAAAAACCAAGTAGCATCATAAATCAAATCACTATTTTTCCACTCATCATACTTAGCTAAATTAACAGAAGATAAACAACATACAAAAGAATGTGATTCATCTGTGTGTAATGTAATCTCAGAACATATATTAGTCATATGAACTTTCAAGCTATTCGCTTTATAAGCTTTAGGATTGTTTTTATTAACATTACCCTTAAACATTATATAAGGTTCACCTGTAGCTTTTCTTTTCTGTAATAGTCTACTCCATTTCTTTCTTGCTTCTGGTTGTCCCTCTTCAAGTCTTCTCATAAACTTATCACCTACTACAGCACATTGATGTAAATTAAGCGACTGTCTATTAACATCGCCTTTAGGTTCTCTGATTTCTAACCAATCTAAAAAGTCGGGGTGATCAATGTTTATATTAACAGATGCAGCACCTCTTCTAACAGACCCTTGATTAGTAGCTAGGATAGTTGAATCATATATCTTACAGAACGGTACAACACCATCTGATGTTCCATTACCAGCTATAGTTGATCCTGCTGGTCTGATCATATTAACACCAATGCCTACTCCACCACCGTGTTTTGCAAGCAACATCATTTCAAGATTCTTATTACCTATATCCATAATACTGTCTGATACATCGATACCAAAGCAACTAATAGGTAAACCTCTATCGGTTCCAGTATTTGATAAAACAGGTGAAGCTAAACAAAGCCACCCTTTCCAAATGTAATCAAAAAACTTATCTGCTAATTCTGGTTTATACAGTCTTCTAGCAACAGCTTTAGAAACTCTCATATAAGCATCTTTAGGTGATTCACCTAGTAATAGATACCCACCTGAAATAGTCTTCTTATACACGTCCGTATCGCCCCACGTGGGGTAATCTTCACCTTTCTTCCAGTCGTTATTCCACATCTTCTTTATTTTCTTTTAATTCTTCAGTTAATTTTGTTATTGCTTTTTTATATCCAGGTAATCTTTTTACAGTTTCTAATGTACCTACCGAGAGATCTCTAAGATTATTTAGTTCCTGAAGAACACCTTGCATCAATCCTCCAAGCTGTTCTATTTTTTTTCTCATTATTATTAGTTCTGATTCTTTCATAATTTAATTTTAATTAATTCCACAGGATGTAGTTATTAAATAAACTACTTCACTTTTACACTCCTCGTTAGTTGCATAGCTGCCACATTTTTCAACAGCATATGCTTCAATTATTTCAGGATTACATTCAAACTCTGATTTACTACAGCTTGTTAAAGCTAATAATAATACGCTACCAAATATCTTCAAAGTCTTCGCCTTCATTCGCCTTAGAGTAATCCGTAGGTCTGATAGCAAAAAAGTCAGTGTGAGTAACACCTCCAGTAAGATGATAAAACCAATCCAAGTTACTTGCGCTGATTGTATCGAATTTAAAATGGTTTGCTTCTTCACTGTAACCCAATTCAACAATTTTTTCATTTGTTCTTTTCTTTATAAAGTTTTTTAAATCTTCTTTCTTAAGATTTTCTATATCACCTTTTTCAAACATTTTATCAATGTATTTTAATTCAAGGTCTACCATAATATCAGCCGCCTCTAATACGTGGTTTTTACATTCTTCTTTTAAGTCTGGTATTTCTTCGCACATATGTCTAAACAATTGACAACCCATCTTTGAATGTAATGATTCATCTCTTACTGACCACTTCATTTGCTGGCCAACGCCCTTAAGTAAGTTTCTAAGCTGAAAGCTGTATAAAACAGCAAAAGCAGAATATAACGAAACACCTTCAGCGAAAGCGCTAAACACTGCCAAACTTTTGGCAATACCAATTTTATCTTTTCCTTCATAACTAACTAAATTTTCAAATCTATCTGCCGTAGCAGGTTCGTGTAAGAAAGCTTCAAAGTCTTCAAGACCTAAAGTTTCATTTAAATATGAATAAGCTACAGCGTGAATAGTTTCTTGCGATCCAAACATCATAGCCATCTGTTGTATTTCATGTTTAGGAAACCAACCAACTACTTTTTGTGTCCAATAATCTGATACTGCACATTCTGTTTGTGCAAATCCTAATAGTATATTACCTACTAAATGTTTTTCAGAAGGTGTTAATCTTTCATTCCAGTCTTTTACGTCACCACTCATTGGTATTTCCGTGTGTAACCAAAATGCTTGTGCTTGTTTTAACCAACCTTCAGTGTAGTACTCTGGGTACTCAAAAGGTTTGTAAGCTATTCTTTCATTAAATAATCCCATATTAATCTTCTTTATCTTGTTTCATTATTTCTAAAGCTATATCTACAAATGGCAGATACAACACGTGTGACACTACTTCGTCTAAATCATAGGATCTAATTCCTATTAATACCCCTGGATATAAACCTATAGATATTCTCCAAACTCTATTCATATACTTTTATATTATATTTATCGTGAATTTCCATAAGCTCTTTCCACCTAAGAAATCCTCTATTAACGGCCCATTTAATATGTTTATCAACTTGCCTTTCTGTGTACTTTAACCTTGCTAACTTTTTTTGTTTTTCAGAATTTCTATTACTCTGTCGCATTCTTTGTGATTTTGCGGTTTAAAAAGTATATAACCTGGAAACTGTTCGGTAACTAATTTTTTAAATAACTTCCATCTAATAGGAAATGATTCATTAGGTCTACCTTTAGTTTCAATTATAAAATCATCACCTATAAAGTCAGGTGTGTATTTTATTGGTAATATTCTTTTTTCTCCTCTGTTTATAAATTCTCCCTTTGAGTTAGCTTGTCTCTCATAAACTTCATTTTCAAAATGAAATCCATTTAATAGCACAAAAGTTTCGCCTTCATATTTAGCTTTTATTTTTGCTTTTGTTAATGCCATATACATATACTTCTCTAATCCTGATGCAAAGTTATGTCCATCATAACTAATCTTCTTAGATTGTACAGGACCCTTTTTTCTAGTAGGTCTTCTTCTTTTGTACATTATTCTTTTGCTTTAAGATCTCTTAGATAACATTCTTCTATTTCATCTTTTAATGCATGTCTTGTTTTTTCTATATAGTTGACAGCATCCATTAACTCTTCTTGAATATGTTGAAGCCATGTATCTAAAGGTTGGTCATCTTTATGTAAAGTAACGCCGTACTTTTTATAACCTACATCAGATCTGTTAATAAACTTTTTTACTACTGATTCTATTATTTTATCTCTTATTTCCATATTAATCTTTTACAAATGTTCCGTTTAGCATTCTCCCAGTTCTATTAGATATCTCATCATAAGCAGACTGCATACAAGTTTCAATTGAAACACCGTTGAGTTCGGCAAGATTAGTAAGAACAACAATGCTATCACCAATAGCATCGATAACACCTTCTTGATCATTCTTAAGAGTGGATCGTGATAATTCTCCTGTTTCTTCATATAATTTTATTAATTGTGTTTTAACATCTCCTTGTTCGTATAAGCCTCTATCCTTTGCCCATTGTCTAATTAAGTCAAACAATTCTTCATTGTTATATTTAGGCTCAGCTATAAGTGCTTCATAAAAAGCTTTGTTATAAATGTAAGTTCTGGTATCATCATACATAGACTTATGTGAGTTAGCTACCATCCATTTAATTGAGTCATCGTTTATTGTAAATTCACCTAAAGGCGTTTGCCATGTTAAGCCCACATTTTTATTTAATGTAGATTTAAGTTTAGATTTTTTACAAGGGAACGTTGAAGTTTGCTCTGTTGCGTTTATTTTCATTTTCTTATTTACTAAATTTTTATATAATGTTCTATCAACTCTATACCCATAAAACTTTTGAAGCTCTATTTCTCGCTTTGATATATAATTAATATCAGACGAAGAATCTAGAACTTCATATTCCCCAGGCTTATAGCCCTGCACAAGCGTAACTCTATTCTTTAAATCACGTGTTACACCGATTTTTTTATTAGGTATGTGATAAATATAATATATTTCTTCCATATTGTTTTATTTTCCTACAGATAATTCTGCTTTAATAGCAGGACTGTGATTATATCCTTCTAATTTTATAGTATCTTTATTAGGAATAAATACAAAATCATTTGCACCTTCTCTTAATTTAATACCGCCCCATTCCATTTTAAGTTTGGGTAGATCATACTGCTTTGCCGCAATATATTCTTCAGCTTGCTCTAAATGATTATTGTATAAATGACAATCGCCTAAGCTAGCTATTAATTTACCTGCTTTACAACCCGCACCATCTGCTATCATCTCTAATAACAAACCATACATAGTTATATCATAAGGTAATCCTAGAAATACGTCTGCACTTCTTTGTTGCCACATTAAATCTAACTGCCCGTCATTAAAAAATAACTGGAAATTGTAATGACAAGGAGGTAGTACCATATCGTGAAGATCAGAAACATTCCAAGCTGATACCATGAGTCGTCTACTGGTGGGATTATCCCTAAGCTCTTGAAGAACTTTTTGTAATTGATCGATACCATTAGCATTCCTCCACTGATAGCCGTATACAGGGCCAAGTGTTCCATCTGTCCTACCAGATCTCTGGTAATCTGGAGTCCAATATTTGACGCCGTTATCAAGAAGATAGTCCAAGTCGTTTCTACCAGAGACAATCCAAAATAATTCTGTTTTTGCATGATTAAATATAATTTTCTTTTTAGTTAATATCGGGAAGCCTAGCTTCATATCATGATACAACATTCTACCAAACACAGCTCTTGTGCCTGTACCTGTTCTATCTGCTTTTGGTTTACCTCCGTGTAGTATACCGGATATTAAACCTGTGTATTCAGTCTCTATATTTGTCATAGTAATATATACATGTTTTATACATCATTTTCTTACATTCAATAGCGCCGTAAGATTCTGGCGACAAGTTAGGTTTTTCACCTTTTTTATATGGCCCAATAATAATTGATATGTACCATTCTTTAGGAGCAGATCCTGTAGAAATAGGAGAGTATGAAATTCTTATATTATTTTTAATACAAAAATCATTTGCTTCTCTTTCTTTAGTTGTTGGAAAATAAGTACCCATGATACTCTTTTTTCTTTTCCTACCAACATCCATTGCATTTACTGTTCCTGCCATATTATCTTTTTGTTATCGTATTTGTTACGTACTATTCCCAAGGCATTATAGTATTTTCAGGTATAGGCTGTGAGTATGGTATATAACAACCTGATCTTGTTTCCCAAGTGAAAAATGATTCAGCGCCATTCTCACCTAAATTTTGAAACTTAACCTTTAATACTTTAACTTTTGTTGTTTTCTTTTCATAGTCTCTGTGAACTAATAAACCGTGGTAACTAGCATCATACCATTCACCTCCACCTTTAATATTATACATTGTAGGTTCTTCAATTTTACCGTTTGCATCTTTATACATTTTAGTTGGGTGAGCAACTATAATAACTAATACATCATATTTTTTAGCAAACATTTCAATCTTAGTTAAATACTCTAACGTATAAACATTAACGTCACCGTTATTGGAATCTAAGTCTCTAACCTTATTAAATGGATCTATAACTAAACATTTAATACCTTTGCGTTTTACAAGCTCAGCACCTTTTCTTAATACTGAATCTAATGTATAACGTTCCATATCAATAAAATAAAAGTTATCATTTATATATTCAGTTGTTTGCTCCCATTTATCTGTACCTATATCTTTTTTAGACGGCATACCTTGCCAAGCTTTTCTCATTAACTTATGAGCGTGCAAATATGTAGGTGCATTTTCAGGTGAAGCAAAAGCTGTCTTCCAACTATGCTGTTGATTATAACCTATAACCATTTGATCTACAAAGTCTGACTTACCAGAACTAGGAATTCCTGTAACAGTTATAAACTGTCCTGTATATGTAGAGAATATATCATCAAAGTTACGTAGACCTATTTGAAATCCAGGTTTAAAACCGTTTTCAACAAAGTCTACAACATCACCTTCAATATCTTTAAAGGTTGTTACGTTTTCTAATGGTACTGGACTTGCTGCATTAATAACCTTAACTAAAGAGGGAGCACCGTATTTAAGTAAATATTCATTTGCATCTTTACAGTCTTTAAACGAAGCTGTAT